AAGAGATCCGGGAGTAAAAAACGCCCGTTTTTTAATACAATTTACGAGACCCCCTCGCTCCGCTCGGTTTGCGACGACTCCGATTTGCGCCGTTCGGTTTGCGCCGACTCCGATTAAAAATTTAAGAGAAAATTTCTGAAAAAATAAAATCCTACTTAGACTTAATAGAAAATTACAATTTATCTTAAATTAGATTTTCTACTTAGAACTTGTAAAAATACGTATTATTCAAAAAATTAACATATTTGTATGGGCGAGAAATTAAAATAATTTGATCTATTGACCGAACCCGTGACAATGCAGTATAAATATCATTATTGCATCGTAAATCTGTAATATCAATAAAACATTTTTTATTAGAAATAGTTTTACCTTGAAATGCATGAACAGTAAACCCATGAGTTAACATAGTACGACCTTCAATAGGAAATTCTAAAATCTCACCATGTAAATATGCTTTTTCACCACGGCATTTTTTAGCAATATCTGAATAATCATGTTTCATTACTAAATAATGATTTTGGTCCGATGTTAATAGTTCAGTAAATTCAGCAATGCGTGAATGATGGCCAGTTAAAATAAAATCCATGTTATACATTAAAGCCATTTCCTCTTTTGTAATAGAAGGAAGCATTGATACAACATAATTTAAAATGGGCTTTCCTTGTCGCATCAATAAACGTACATGAGATTTAAATTCTTTTGTTTTTTCATCAATAGACCGATAATCTGATGTAAGTAAATGATATGATGTAGGATGGTATAATTCTTGTGATAAAGAGGATTGATAGTACATACCGTCCTCATAATCTCCTAATAAAATAATTTGTGAATATGGATATAATTCAAAAATCTTATTAACATTCTGTAAAGAAATCATAGATAATTCATCTACAATAAGTGTTGCTGGTTGTCCAAATTGTGATGCATACGTTTGAGTAGGTTTATTGTGAATATCAAACCCTAATAATTGATTTACAGATGCTCCACGGATACCATATTCATTTACTTGTCCTGCTACCAATGCCCATGAAGTAGAAACATATAAAGGAGAACGAAATCCCTTATCTCTACAAATTAATCTGCTTTTGCCTGATCCGCCCTGTCCAGAAAGAAAGAAATTGCCCAAATATGGAGTTTTTTCAGGAGAACACAAAACAGAACATTCTTGAAAAATATAAGGAACCGACCGTTTATTGATAGCAATATTTTCGCCTCGTTCTTCGCATACTTCCCATACCAACGGATTTAATTCCAATGGCTTACATGATAATACGATAGAATCTAGTTTATGAGCAACAATATTCTTAATATCATATTTCATAGCTTCTTCACATACTGCAATTTGAGTATATGAAATAATAAAAGATGCAATATGAGGCATAATATAATGATGATCCTTTTTCTTATTAATTAATAATGTCTTAATAACTGGATTGTATTCTACGTTTTCTTCTGCATGTTGTCCAATTACAATAGATGCAAATTCTTCATCGCATAGCATTTTATAATGTAAATCGGTATCTTTTGATAATTGCATACCTGTCCACGGGGCATATAGTTTAGAATCAATCATATCTTGAGAAAATGTAAAATCCATGCGATTACCCCATGCACCAGATATAATATTAATTTTTGCACCTAATTTTTTCAAAAATGCAATCCATGGAGAAGTAAGAACAAAATGTCCATTAATAAATCCATAAGAGCGTAACAAAGGGATAGATGGTAAAGATAAAATGTTGACTTCATAAATACCAGGATATAATACGACATCATGTTTTGCATCTGTTTTACGCCAATTTGTAATAATAGCAGGAAACCCAAGATACATAGAACATTGTGCAAATTGCGTATAGGCTTTCTTCATATCAATTTCATAATTTGCATTACCCTTAGCCAAAGAATTTACAAAATTAATTGTTAAATGTGATCCTTTCATAATAAAATCGCATAATTCTTTTTCTTTGATATAATCAATTTTACATCCATGATCAAAGGAAGCATTAAAATTAAATAGAATAGAACTATCTTCAGAACCTACAATGTATTTTTCAGAAACAGTAGTAATCATTTTTGGTTGAGTAGAAGACCCTGTATAATTATTCCATATACGATTTTGATAACATTCTTGTAAAAAATCAATCGCTTCTTCTTTCGTAATTGGTGTAGCGGGTTTATTTAGATCAATAGTAACATATTCTACATGGTTGATACGACTATTTAAAAACCGAAATGTTCCGTTTTTTCCTTTTTGATTGTATCGTATCAATGTATGATTAGACACATTTTCTACAATTATACAGCAATCTAATTTTTTAGATACTTCATCTAAATTATCTTCTGGAATACCGTTAGGATAAATTGACATATATTTTTTACAATGATTTGCTAATGTCATTCGGTTTTCGTGTGTCTTTTTTGTTTTTGCTTCTTGTGCAAATGCTACAAAATATTCATACATTGGCTGAAATACGCAATGTTCATTTAATGAATCCTTAAAGGATTGTTTTTTATAAGATGGTTTTAAAGCTTTAAAAACGGATACACGTAATGTAGTAGAACGCATAATTGGTATTCTCATTGTTTGTTTCAATCCATTTGTAAAATTATAATAAAAATGAGCTGAACCATTATGATTTTCGGTAATCCGTTCGGTATGATCATCAATAATAGTTGCACCATTCAATAACTGATAACTAATCGTATCACCAGGGCTTACCTGTAATCTAAACAATACATTATCGGGTTCTTCAAATTCTGGAAGACGGTATAATTTCTTATGTTCTCCATTAATTGTTACCCATTTACTACGTACATTTCGGACACGGTTTGCAAATGCGGTAATATCAATTGTCAATCCTTTTTTTGCTTCAATCGTGGCCTTACGTTTCTCTATGCCCCGTCGTTTTGCTTCTTCCCGTGCAATGCGTTTTGCTTCCAATTGACGGTTTAGTAATTCTACCGCTTCAATTGCTCGCTGTTTTTCCCGTTGTCTGGCTTGTTTCTTTAATGCTAATTCATGGGCGTGTTGCAATCGTTCTGCTTGTTCTAATAAATGTATTTGTTCTTGTGCTTTTAATTCTTGTTTATTCCATTCACGAATACGTCTATTTCTTACATTAAGTGCTGTATTTATAGGTAAAGCATTCAATTTAGCAATACGTTGGCCAGTATAAGCTAAAGGCTGTACTCGGTTCATCCTTCTACTTATATATTCACAAAATTCTTTAGACTGGGATACTCACCTCCAATTTTTTTTGAGCTTCCCGTAATTCTTTCTTTTTTTGATAATCTGCTTTTGCCCGAAGCCGGAGAGCTTCCCGATTTTTTTCTCTATAGATCGCTTGATAAGGTTTAATTTTTTCATGACATTCTTTTTTGTGATTTTGATAGTAATTTTTGCAATAAATAGTATATGTTGATTTTTTAATTTCCGTATTTGGATTTTCTATTTCCATTATGACTATATTCTACTATATTCACAATATAAAACTTTAAACTCGTTTAAGCATTTATGACAAGCGATGTCCACTTGCCATTTTTTTTAAATACATCCCTTACTGTATTTAATTGACCATTAAGTACATCTATTTGTGAATCTTTATATCTAATTGTTTCTTTTAATGAATCAATAGTACAATATAATTCTTGATGTATTTTATTTTTTTTAATAGTTTTAACCCATCTATTTCTCCATCGTTGAACAAGAGATGGTAAAGGTTTGGTGTTCTTTTTATCAAATTCTGCAAGTTCGGCTTCCATTCTACCGGTATGATATATTTTTATTTATGATTGTTGAATGGACTTTATATTCCCCGTTGAAAAATCTACCTGTTTCATCATTTGATATGCTTCATTATCATGATTTTCATGACCTTCTATCTCTTTGATTTCCAGAACGCACATCCACGATAAACCAGCTAAAGAAATTGGGTTATAACTTCTATTATCCGTTAAATATAAATTGATTTGATCAATGTATTCATTTTTAACCTGATTAGATATATTACCCTCATTTACATATTGGATAAATGTTGTACCCACCGTTTGAATAGGTAAACGAATCATAATATCAGAAATATCATCTGTAATCGCTATCCATTCGTACGATCTATTTTGTTGAAAACTACTACTACGAACAAGAAGAGAAGTAATGGGCGCAACATTTATAGCGCTATCGCTATTTGCTCCTGCCGTCTTCACGCCATCTATAATATTAATTGGCTGAGGTACTCCGAAATTATCATACCCATAAGAAAGAAGCGTAGATATTCCCATATTGTAAGCCAATCCACCATGTGATACAGACGACGGCATAAAATAAAATGTCGTAGTGGTTGCATCAGAAGCGGTCATATAAAAATTAACATTAAGAGTATCTCTATCATAAGTCCATGTCCATTGAGGATTAGAAAAAGATGGATAATTAGCGACAAGATCAGCTATAATGCCTGTTTGAATTGCCGTAATCAGAGATAAGATGGTATAATTTCCATTTGGTACTTTTACCGTTTTAGGAGCAGAAGGCGAACCATATATATACGTAGTAGAAGGGTATGACCCTCCACGAGCTAAATACCATTGCATAGAATTGTAATCCCCGTTCTGATCGGTAATGTTAAAGAAGCTGTACGGAACATTAGCTTGTACAACGGAAACATCAAAATAATTAAATGGACTACTTTTAAAAATAGGTCGTCTCAAATTATAGTAAGCGTTTTCATTTGTGCCTGATGCACGCTTAGTAGATTCCAAATACAAATGATATTTATTGACAACGGTTACGCTCATTACATACTGGTTAGAATAAAAAACTTAAATGTTTTCATCCTACTTTTTTTAGGTTTATTATATAGTATGAGTTCTAATCTCTCCAATATTCAACTCGGAGTAACAACCGCTACATTAGATGGTCTATCCGCTTTCAGTGCACCTACTGGTGCTTCGGGATCATCAGGAGCAACGGGAGCAACAGGTATAACAGGTCCAACAGGAGCAACAGGCCCAACAGGAGCAACAGGCCCAACAGGAGCAACAGGAACAACAGGAGCAACAGGTATAACAGGGGCAACTGGTACAACAGGAGCAACAGGGGCAACAGGAGCAACAGGAGCAACGGGAGCAACGGGAGCAACAGGTATAACAGGAGTAACAGGAGCAACAGGAGCAACAGGAGCAACAGGGCCAATTGGTATTGTGCCGACAAATCTTGTTATAAATACACTTACAGCTTCTACTATAACAACAAACACCGAATGGGCCTCTACCATAAACTTCTCCACCATGACACAAGTAGGGACGGCACCGATTCAATTCTATGGAGCCGTTACCTCTAACTCGGGCATAACTGCCCCCATTTTCACAGGAGATTTATCAGGCAATGCTACAACTGCTTCAAATGTGCGAGTGGATGCCCCCCTTGCCTCCACCATTTATTTTGCGGGTTTATCAGGGCCAGGAAGTGGCGGCAATTATCGTTTGTACAATGCACCCACGCTATTCTATAATGTTTCTACTGGGCTTCTCTCCACGCCAAACATTCAATTGTCGCAGGTACCCACGGGGACTATTTCAAGCTATTTAGGGATTAATTCACTGGGATCCACGGTAACGGGAACGGGTGGCGGTGGGACGATTACAAACATTTTCTCCACGCTCTATGTTTCCACATTGTATGCAAGTACCACCTTAGCCAGTACCATCTTAACCAGTACCCTTAACGCAAGTACGATTTATTTTAGTACATTATTTGGAAGTACCCTTAACGCAAGTACGATTTATTTTAGTACATTATTTGGAAGTACCCTTAACGCAAGTACAATTATAGTGAGTTCGCTTTATGCGGGCGTAGTATCCACAAACCGAGTCACAACAACATCTACACAGCTATTCCTCAATTCGGGTTCCACCATCAATATGAACGTTGGAGGAACCACCATGATGACGGTAGGTTCCAGTGCAACACTTTTAAGTAATTCGGGTATAGGGATTTTAACCTTGGGCGTAAATGGGTCACTCACTTCCTATCTCAATCTGACAGCGGGTCTGGGACAATTCAATGGAAACATACAGGCAGTGGGTGGTACAATTACTGCAGGGGATCCGACAGGAATCAGCCCCTATACCATTCATAGCACAACAGGTATATATATGGGAAATGGAGCAAATCAGATAAGCACTACTGCACAGGCATTAGTACATGTTATGGGAACGCCTGGCTCAGCATTCAGCGATGATTTCATTTTAAAGAGTCAGACAACCTATACGTCCACAGTGGGAGGTATCAATATCTATGCGCAGACATCCGATACCACCTTGGGACAATTATACTTTAATAATGCAAACTCCACCTCCTTTGGTTCATCGAATATGGTCATACGTTTATTGGGGTCATCTGTAGCATCAGGCACCGCAGGAACATTGCAGAACTATGCCACGTTTGATGCATCAGGATTATCTCTACAGGGAGGAGGCTATACTATCACCGTTACAGGATTCACATACAGTACTACGACGTTACAAGTTACCTTTACATACGCATCTGTCACAAATTATCCACGCTCAGGTGCATATATTACTGTGTCTGGTTTAACAGGCACACCTGGTGTATTGAATGGTGTTATTTATCAAGTCATTACCTCATCGGCCACCAGTATATCTGTTCAAAGCTATTATGGATCTGCATTGACGTATGTTTCTGGTGGTACAATAACTGTGTTGTCTCCTGCCTCAGCAGGTATTACCTTAGGTGACCAAACATCTCTATCGAGTCATAAAGCGCCCATTATTACTATGATTCTTACAAACTCAGCAGTAGCAAATACGCCCCTTGCATATACAGGATATTATACAACACCGATTGGATGTAAATATTTACGTGTACGTATGGTTGGAGCGGGAGCAGGAGGTTCTAATCAAATTACTTCTCCTTATGCAAGTAATGGTGGATATACCCTATTTGGAACCTATTTAGCGTATGGGGGTCAATGTGGGATAAATCAGACAACAGGTGCATCTGTATTTACAACAACCTATCCTTATTGGTATTATGCGGGCGGTGTTGGTGGTGGTTTTTTTGTTCCACGAACAAGTGCTTTTACCGCATCAAGTGGAACTCTTAATATAGACACTACTTTTGCTAATTCCATTGCAGTTAATCCTGGAGGAACAAAAATATATACGATGGGGTTTCAGCCTACCGCATGGAATGGGACTTTTACTATCACGAGTGTATTTACGACCTCTGTTAATTTTTCTGCGACAGGATTGAGTGCAGTTACCCAGTATGGATACTTTTCATTTGCACCGTTTGATGCAAATACTATTTTAGTCAATGGAAACACAGGAGGAGGGGCTGGGAATCAGGGGTCATGGGCTCAGGGTCCCGAAGGTGGTGTCTCCGTGTTTGGAGGATATGCTCCATCAGGAAATGTGGCAATTAATCCCTACGGGTATCCTGTTAATTATCCTTCTCCTCCAGTTGGTCAATTGTCTTTTGGATGTGGTGGAAGGGGTAGTATGGCAGTATCAGGATTATTTTCAGGATGTGGTGGTGGAGCAGGTCAATACCTGGAGACATATATTTCATCACCTGCTAATTCCTATGCTTATACAATAGGACTGGGTGGATTAGGTGCCTCAGGTGATTTTAATCAACGATATATGTCTTCGTCAGGAGGTAATGGGTTAATTGTTGTGGAAGCATATTTCTAAGTAATGAATAGAACAATAGAATGGCGGATATATGGGTAACTGTAAATGAAGAAAACACAGTAATAAATCGATTTGAATATGAAAAAGGGCAAACACCTATACAAATAAATCGTAATCATATCCATGTAAAATCATCTGGAAAAGAACAGATAGGATGGACATATAATAATAATAAATTTATATCGCCCCCTGAAGATTATACAACCAAAATAGAATTACCTAAAATGGAGCCTACTCCCGAACAGAAGCAAATCGCAGATTTGAAAGCAGACGTCCAGACATTATCTGCATCGCTCACGCAGGTAATCAACACACTCAATAACCTCACCAGGCCCACCAGCGCAGGTAAAAATAATTCTGCTAAGTAGTAAATGACACTTCCCGAACTCCCGACGATTGACCCCGTTAGATTTGTTTCCATTACAGAACTACAAGAAGTGGTAGTAGAAATGCAATCCACCATAACATCCTATGCTACTACGGTTGATGCTATGAAAACTGACTTGCTAACATTGCATGGCTCATTATCGCTGACCATTCAGACACTGAATGGGATTTGTAAATAAAAAAATATCCTCTATCAGTAAACATGTCTATCCCCATTCCAGCCCTGCAAAGCAGTACCCCCGCTGTGAGTGTGAATGTTCCCTCTGTTGTTTCTCCGTTGGGTGTTCTCATTCTCCATACAATTGATCTTCCGTCTGATGTGATGGCTATTCTAAATGGATACGGTAAGGTGGTAGAGTATGACGCAACCGTCGAGGGAGCTTTGCCGATTGATAAATTGGTATTTGATTACCTCCTATTGGATATCCGCAAGAAAGCCGACCGTGCCTATTTTGACAAGCAGGACACAAACCCATTCAGCACGATTTGCTATATTAGCCCCATTGAACAATTTGATAGTATCATTGAAGATTTGAACTGCAATAGCGTTATTACAAATTTCCCACCTCGTCAGCACTTCAAAGAAGATTACAACAAATTGCTACTTAGCACAAGTACGGGGTCGCCGAGTAAATGCCTGTCACTTCTTACGTTCGCTTCTAATTTTTTTTTGAGTCTCAAAAGGAAATCTCTGAATTCTACACCCTAATAAAAAGATTATGGGACATGGCTACGGCTTTACTTAATCAAAAGGTACTTATGTTAATACTCGGATTAATCCCTAAATTATTACCCTATGCTCCGATGTTTTTAATTCTCCTTTGAACTTTTTAGAAAAAAGTTCCCAAAAATCTATAACCAAAATAGGATGTTTATTATCTTATTTTGTTTATTTTTACTGTATAATTATTTAATTATTTTTTGGGAACTTTTTTCTAAAAAGTTCAACGGTATCTACTAACAATCATTTTTAGCATATATGGCGTTACATTATCGGGTACATGAACTCCTTTATTTCGTAATTGCATTACTGTATATTCCATGTGCGACATCTGCCGTTCTTGTACTGGTTCAGGTACAATCTGCTTTAATTGTGGAGCAGGTTTAGGTGGATTTTTCGTTCCTGGTCTTCGCCCACGTACTTTCTGTACTTCTACATTTTGTGTAATCTTTTTTGCATCTGCTTCCGCTTTCTTTACTGCTTCTTCTCTTTCTTTTTGTTCTGCTTCTTCTGCTTTCTTCTTATTCAAAGAGGCTTCTTCACGCTTTTTCTTTAAAGCTTCTTTCATTTTTTCCATTTGTTTAAGCTGTGCCTCTGTCCTTTGTTTCTTTTCATTTTCTGGCTTCTTCACTTTTGGCTGTTTAACGATTATTTTTACATCAGCTACCAAAGGTTTAGCGTCAGCGCCTTGCTTTATAATAGGATTTACTGGTGGTTCCTCTTTTTTCCCAACAATTTCGTTTTTTTCCTCGCTCATCCTTCTTCTCCGGACAAAGAAAATAAAATGATAGAATTTTATCGTAACTGTAGATAGAGATGTTTGGGCAAAATGTGGGACGAGCGATGACAAAAGAGGATCATATACAGGTAATGAATGCTCATAAATTCTTAGTACCAATGAATGTATTTAGAGAATTACAATCTATGTCTGTCCCTGTTGCATTAGATACGTCATTAGATCCTCAATGTAATACTCATTTTAATATGGAAGAATATAAACTACGTTTGGAACAGCAAGAAAACGATAAGAAAATACAAGAACAATTTATACAGAATACAATCCGTGGAGCAATTGATGCACGAAAAAAAATATTGAATCATAGTAGAAAATGAGTTCTCTTATGATTTTAATTGAAAATGAACCCCTTACGGATGTACAGAAACAATGGTTGGATAAAATAGGATTTTTTCAAGCCGAAGTAATAGAATCACAGCCCACAGAATGGGATAACATGGAACATAAACAGTTTCAATGGTATGATTTACCCAAAGAAGAGCAAAGCAGGCCTATAATACAATCCGATCAAAGCGACGAAAAAATTTCGGTTCTCCAGCATTAAAGGTAATATGTAAAAAGCTAAATGGTTCATGTGTAGCAAAGTCATAAACTCGTTTTAGAACCTTTGGATCTACATTTAAATCATCCTCTAGTGTTTCATATTCCTTTTGATTAGCGGTTTTCCAGAAACTAATGGTATCCAAATTATTACGAATAGTTGGATTTAATTTTAAATATCGCTGAGATGTCAATGCAATATTAGTATAGTAATGTCTATTACGTGTCCATAATTTGCTTTGAATAGATTTCTCTGTACTCTTTTTTAATTCATTTAGACAATCATCAAATATAATTAGAGAATGTGGTTTTCTTTTGTGTACTTTCTCTCCCAAAATAGAATCTGACATATCTTCTTTTTTAATTCCCTTACGCAATAGTACAAGTTCTTGTGCTTTCATTTCTCGTGTTTGTGGTTTTCTTTCATTTACAAAATGATGATTAAACCGTTCTAATTTTGTTAAACAGTCTTCTAAGGTTTCTTCATTCAATTCTTCATAAAATTGCCCACGTTCTCTTAAGTCTTTGATGAATGGTTTCAAATAGTCGGCATTTTCACCTGTGGGACTAAACATAAAAACACGATCAAATAACTTATACCAGGGGGATTCGGGTTTGGTTAATACATTAAATAGAACATTTGTCTTACCAGATCCTTTGGGGCCAATCAATGCCCAAAATCTATATCCATCATCCAATGGTTCATCTGATAGTTTTACGGCAGAATCATGAGGGGCTAACTTGGCAGTAAGTGAATTTGGTTTAGTGGTTAATGCAATACCTGCGGTTAACGATTTATTCAATGGTTCTAACTTATGAGCATAAGGCTCGCTATGCTTAGCCATCGTATTTTTACTATTGTATGAGAAATTAATAAAATAAAATCTTATACAATAATAAATGGTGTTCGTGCAGTTTGTGTGTAATTCATCTGCTCAGTATATAAGCGGGGCGTATTCAAATAATCCTGTATTAATCAGAGTACCCCTATACGGTAAGTACCGTACTCGTATTATTTCAATTCAATACTACGGTTCCCAAAATACAATGATTCAAATACAATCACGCCAACTATTGATGCCCATTGTGGGTAGTGATACATATCAATCCGCTACAAGTTTTGCATCACGTTATCCAAATGTATTGGTTGGGACGGACAATTCTTCCAATCCGCCAGTTACTGGTACCGCTCCATGGGAATTTATAACAGATTGGGATGGCGTTTTTGAGTATATTCTTTATGATGTTCAGAATGCACGTGTGCTAAGTCTCATTCCCGGTGCCTTTACGCTCATCATAAACATGGATGTATTACCCGTAGAATCATCGGTAGAACATCCGTTTAATCCTACCATTACAAATACGACGCATATGTTTTCTCAAATGCCTGTACGTACTTATGAGAAATAAAAAAAAGTTCTATAGTAGATATACATGGGCTTTTTTTCCAATTTGTGGGGAGGCATAAAAAATCTTGCTTCTAATGTCTGGGACAAAGTCAAGAATACCGCTACGGGTGTTTGGAACGTCGTCAAGAAGCCGATTAGTTGGATTCCTGGCGTTGGATCGGCTATTGTGAAAGGCGTAGAAGGTGTTGGATCTGGTATTAATTCAGGAGTAAATGCATTAGGACATCTTGCAAGTGGTAGACTTGGTGAAGCTATTACCGAAGGTAAAAATGCATTTAATAATGTTACAGGCGGTATAAGAGATCTTGGAGCGGTTAAGCTTAAACATGGTGGTAAAGTCCCTCCTATGATGGTTGGTGGTACTCATCCTTATGTTATGCAGGACGGGATACCTAAGGCTGTTTCGTTTCAACGATAACCTTTATTTGACTTCGTCAAACAAAGCTTAACCAAATCACTAAAAAACCCATTAATAAAAATAATTATTAATGGATTTTTGGGGGCTTTTTTTTAAAAAGCCCATATAGAATGGTTGGCAAAGCAGGTCTGAGAGCCTTGGGCTTTTCTACTGTACCTGAAATTCATATACCTGAAATATCACGTATTGAATACATGAAGAAAGGGGGAAAAGTAAAAGCTAAAGCTACGGCTAACAGAAGGACGCACTCTGCTAAAGCTACTGCTAAAAATACGGTACATGTTCATGTGACAAAACGTATGGCTAATCCACGTAATCGTAGTACTATGGGTGGTAATTTAGCATTAGAAAGACAATTTGGTGCAATGTTTCAACGACTCGGACAAATGTCTTTTCATCCTCCTATGTATTCCTCCATGCCTCCACTAAGAGCAGAAGGGGCAGTTGTCGCACCACCTGAAAAGGAATTACCTCAGCAACAAGCTACTATTATTAATTTACGGGATTTGGCTGAACATCCTACATTGGATCAACTATACCGTGATAAGTTTGTACGTGAGGAACATGATAGACATGAAATTATTTCATATGCATCCCATTTACCTTCTTCCATTGACCATGGGAATTTTGCAGAACGTCAATCTATTCCATTTAGTCACATGTCCTATGGCGATGAAGCATCTATAGAGAAACGAATGGTAAATGATTTACCAATATCAGAAAAACCCACTGGAAATATGGAAAATTATTTGGAATACAATTATCCAGCTGAACCAGCTTTATCTGAGCCATCGGCATTTAGTCAGACGCATTCTTTAGTACAACCTATGTCACAATCAGCAGGACAACCTATTCCATTTGCTAAGCCCAAACGAGAAAGACAGGAAGTAGGTCATAGGTTTGGAAGATTTGGATTTGGTTATACCAAAGAAGGGGTATCACGCTCACGAATGCCGAGAGAAAACGAACGGTCACAATCTAGTGAAGGAGGCCGTATGTATTATGTACGCCCTGGACAGAGTGGAAATCAAGGAGGAGGGAGACTATAATTTTGCTAATCCTAATGCATTATACATGGCTTTTAATTGCTTTTCTGCATTTTCTTTAGTTAAAGCATGTTTACTATAATGTTTTCCCGTATGCTGATTTGCTACAACGTAACCGCCATTATATTTAATGACGTGGTAAGGCATTATCTAATTATAATAAGTACTAATATTATAATTGGCTAACAAAAGTGGAGACACAAGCGTCCCCACACCCCTCACATGAGTGGATTTTTGTGGACTTTTTTTAAAAAGTCCTACATATTCGGCAAATGGATACCTTCTTGTTTAAGAAAGTGTCCTACTTTCGGAGCATATTTTTTAGGGATAACGATTTCACCACCTTGAAGAAGAGCGGGAACATTATCTACCCCGCATGTTTTCATTTTTACAAGAAGTTCCTTAGGGGGTCTACCTTTCGTAGCGGGAACAGCTCCACCTTCTTCTAAACGTAATCCTTGTCTAACTACATTAGGGCGTTTTTCTAACACATTACCAAGCGCTTTACTTAGCATAGGGTCAATCATACCACCATGTTTATAGCCTAACCGCAATGATCCAATAGGTAGACTTGGGGGTGTCGGAGACCCCATCACCATATTAGTCATCATGTTAACATTCATCTCTACTATACTTTTTATAAAAAAGTATTCAAAAAGATTTTCATTTCTGGAAAGACATTATTTTACCGCCGAATTTTGCCGTGACAAATTGATTGGGATTGAGAACCCCAATATCTTCTAAAAGAGTCTTTCCTTTAATACCCAGATATCCTAAGGATGCTCCTAATGGATTTGATGAAAAGTTTTTTTTGGTATTATGTAAAAATCGGTTATCTGATTCACGGATCATATTTTTAGCTTCCGTATCTGTTATTATTTTTGCATCCCTTGCTTTAGCTATTCGGCTATAATCTAAATCATGATGCAATGCTCCAGCATCTACTGGGTCTTTAGGCGGATGAGTCCGTATATACTCTGGACTTAATGCATTATAAGGGCCTATATAATGACTGTTAGTAAAGAGCGTTGTACCCCGCTGTTTTACTTCGTTCCAGGCATTATGTACCGTATTCTTAATACCGTGCCAAAGATTGGCAAAGAATCCCATTTACTCTATATAGATATTATCTTTAAACGGTTTATAATTTACTTGATGATGAGGACGTTTATATTTAGTAGTAGCTTTTACTACGTCTGGGTGTTGTTGAATTAATGAATTCAATTTAGCTTCTACACCAGTACCAGCATAAATTTCTGCATTTCCTCCCTTCATTGTTAAGGTTGTCGCTTTATTACATAAGTAATTGTTAAATAAGAATGTACTATATCCTAATTTTAATAGACGAAGGCTTAAATCTGTATCTTCATTATATTTTCCTCGCCAGTGTTCGTCTAAGCGTGGAATATCATTTTTTAATAGAATACATGAATAAATACGAGTATTGGATGTAATAATAGGACGATTCATAGAAATCTCAGGAATAAACATATAATAGTTCATACCAGCCATCATAACATTTGTATGTTTCTCTACCATTTGTTCAATATGATTAAATATATAACCACTTTTTACCTTTTCTTTTTTATTGCGATTGAAACGATAAAATCCATCCAAATTATCATCTAAAATCCAATGATATTTATGACCTTCTTTTTTAGAATGTTCCCATACATAATTACGAGCAGGAATACCAGATCCATTAAATGGTAAATCCGTTGGAAGAACAATAATTTTTTCTTTAGCAATATATTGTGCATAGTTATCATATTCTTGTTGCTCAATTACGATACGATAATTTACTCCCATTTCTTCTAATGCTGTAGCGGTTAAACGTTTTTCCCATCGTCCCTTAGAAATAATATAAATTGGGTATTTGGATTGATATAATCCTTTTTCATCTTTTATATCAGGATTTACAATATCTTTATTTGATGGACGTTTAGGATACCATAGACTTAATGTTTTTGATGTAATCGTTTGTGTAAAGATCGTCCGTAGATGTTCACGTGCTTTCTCTGTATTAATTAAGATACGAAACATTGGAAAAGATGCGATAGGTGATTTACTATTTTTATATTCAGAATACGTCCAATCAAAATTACGTAGTGTATCATTATTGCATTTTTCATGAGTTGTAATAAATTGTACATTCATCTTTTTTTGTAATTCTTCTACAAATTCAGGGACAATACGAATAGTAATCTGTTGAGGTTTTTCCTTATTAGATTCATCATATAAATATTTCAATTTTAACGTAATTTTCTTAGGTTCATCGTCTTCTTCTTCTTCATTATCTGATTCTTCCTCTTGTTCTAAGCAGGGCGATTCTTTTGCTAAGCAGGACGAGCCTTGTGTAATTGGTTTATCAAATAAACGTTTTACAATTTCTTCTTTAGCCAATGTAATTACTTCTTCTAATTGACGAATGGTCATGGACGAAATCAAATCTTTTAGGAGGGACATCTTTCTACTATATATTTATATAATATATTTTTAAGCTGTCAATTTTAATTTTTTGGGAAGACCGGATTCTCAAAAAAATAAAATGTATGCCGGAGATTTATGCCATTTATCGGTTGACCGAAACATCTCCCTGGGCATTAATGAAGAGGCAGGAGTCATAGATGCACACGATAAACATGGTAGAAGCAGTACCTGAAATGGTTTCGCCGTGAATTTGCAATTGCGAAACTGGCGTACCGGTGTAGGTTAGACCATGCTCCGAGAACTTGTTGCAACCAAGACCAGCCCAGAAATAGTTAGCATAATATGTTGAATTGGTCTGAGCCGTACCATTTTTAGCCGCAATTGCTGCCGTAGCAAAGGATGCTGGGCCGGCCGTACGAGTCACACTGCCAAGCACACCCAGCGCTCGGTTCAGCTCAACGTAAAATTCTACTTCAGAATTGGCAGTGCCTGTCTGAATCTGGGGCAACGAAAATTGGTTGATCATTTGCCCGTCCAACAAAGCACGCCATTGCGTCAGACCGTAACGATTAGATACAAACTGCGTATTAAATGCACTTGCGGGACACATTGTAGAAAAGACACCCTTCAATGAAGACAAGCCGACACCGAACGTAATATCTGTCGTGGTAGCAGCACCAATAGACATGTTCAAAGCTGACACGTAAGGGAGCTGATACAACGAACCATCGCCCGCCATCTGTTGGCGCAGGCTTTGGAAATGTTCCACAGGGACTTTGATAGATTCATAGTTAAAGCTGATATTAGAGACCTGGTACGTAACAGCAGTTACACCAGTAACAGCAGACGGTACGTAGATAGCCTGGTTCAAATCACCTTGAAGATCAAAAGCCAACTGCAGGCCAGAATTCAGCAAACCCAGCGGGAAATGTTGCTCCTCTGAACTGTTGAGCAGACCCCACGAAATCGGAATGCAAACCGTAAACGAATAAGTAGAACCGGATGCATCATTGTTGCTAAGTGCAATCTGTTGACCATACAATTCTTTCATGTTGCCCTGGAAATAACCAGCTGAACCAGCGTGAAGATTCAATAGAGAATCATATTGAGAATACTGATTAATCTGCTCTAATACATTAGCCCCAGCTGACATCGTCGCCCGGAGAATCAAAGATGACCAGTTTTGCTGGGCGTTACCAGCCGTAACCGTGCCGGCACCACTGGCACCGACTGCTCCTGTGGTCGTCAGGGTTACCAACATCTTTAAGAAGGCCGAGCCTGACTTGATGTACGAATTCGGCTGGTTAGGAATGTTAATTTGAACAAGGCCACCAGCATATTGTGTCGCCGACTGCGATACAATGGACACCAGCGAGGACGACGTACCAGCAATCGGACGTTGAGCCATGGAAGGCATGATGGACGGGGGCACCGAGCTATTCAATGCCGATACGCTGTATTCAGGATCAATATTATAGGAACTCATGGAAGGTTTCTACTCTTATGTATAAAAAAAGTTTTTAGATTTACCATAATAATTTTTTGGCTAATTTTTCACCCTGTGTATTTTGAGTATGCCGTAGATGGTAAAGTCTTCGCCGTTCATCGGCAATTGTTTTTCCTTCCGTAGCGTTGTATGTCGGATAATCTTTGTAACCAATAGCACCAATACTATCAATTTTTTTTCCATTTTTGAAGACATCTATCTTTTTTCCCTTATGCGTACTGGGTTTTACCTCTACGCCAATTTCTTTTGCTTTAGCCTTAGTATATGCCGTAATGTGATACATTTCTATATTAAAGTTCATTTTTTAATTATAAAAATATGTTAAT